ATAACTACCGGATTACCGGGACGTGGTCTCGCAGCTAACTGCTCTGTTTTTTGTATTTTCTTTTTTGCTGGCATAAAGTGTAATTTTCAGGCACCAAGAAGCGGAATTAAAGAATTAAATCCAAATCTTTCTCTGTAATTGGTGAAAATAGATTTGGGAGTGATATAGTATCACCAGGTTTACATTTATCTAAAATACGTTGCAAAGGCTCTTCCAAAAACGTTGATATGCATCCATATCTGTCAAGGAAAAAGTTCTCTGTACTATTACTAGGCCTGAGTGATCGTCTATCAAACGAATGTAATAAATGTGTTCGATTCTCGAGTAAAACGTTACCATCAACATTTTCTGGTTCAAAATTTAATGTTTTCGCATACCAAGAAACGATAATAGAAACTAAGGGAATATACTTACAATAAGAGTAGCAAATAGCTACATCTCGTCCTAGTTTTTTCTAAATCATTTTCTCCTGATATGGTTAGACCAAAACGTGCTAAAATTCTACCAAGCTTTGGACCTAATAAATAGGTTTCCACGCCTCCAATCGTAACTGGATAAAAAAGGCCTGATAAAAAGGTAACTTGATGAACATATTTTAAAACTTTAGATTTACTTGCGAATCCCAATTTTTTAAATAATACTGTGCTCGCTTCTGGGTTGATTTCACCTTCCCAAAACGCGATAAGAATATCATCACCCATAATAAGCATTGCGTAGTCTCTTCCTAACTCCATGTTAAATAAGGTTCGCAAAACAAATATGTGTGTGACTAAATTGACGTAAGTATTACCAGTGGTGGTTCCAGGTTCACCGGATTTTCTTGTAGCTGAAACTACATAACGTGAACCATCACGGTTGGTTGCTTTAGTGATATAATGCTCTTCTAAAATTTTAGTTATGTCTTTTGGCATACCAAAGAGCTTATTAAAATTTGTTTCTGCTTGTAAGAAATGTAAACTCTCTGATCCGTCGAATCTTGACATGTCATTTTCATAAAATTTAAGGTTTGGATGTAATTCTAGTTGTATACGCATCCATTCGCCGATTTTATCGGATGTAGCACCAGACGTAAAATATATAGCTGATTTTTGATGCCAGCCTTTCTTCAATATTTTGCAGTAAGGTTTGATATATCTACCTTCTTCTACTGCGTGAAAAGCATCTTCTGGTTGTATTTGACGAGGCTCAACGATGTCTATCAAAGATATTGTGTTTTTATGTTGGACTTCTCTCTTTAAAAAAGGTTTGAACGCTAATGGTGTGTATCCTTTATAATATTCTTTCAAGTATTTTTGTTGTTTTTCTAAAGGGAAAGGTTCGACCCACTCCTCGGGGGTCATAGGGTATAATTGCTCTTGCTCAACATAAATATCATCGAAACGATTAATTCCGATTTTTGAGGGTAAAATTAAATTATCAATATCTGATATTTGTTTCATAAATTGTTTTACTACATCTTCTTCTGCGTAATTTTTTGGGATGATTGCTCTATTTATTGAGCTAATCTTAATATTATCTGAATTTTTTGTGTTGAAAACTACTGGGGGTAAATTTGAAAATGTGACTCCAACTACTTTTACTTCTTCACTCTCTTTAAGTAGTGGTTTGACAGCATCTACAAATTTACTCTGAACTTCTTGATTCCATTTCTTTTCTTCTATAGGCTTCGGCTCAGATAACGATACAACTGTTGGTAATGATTTAATGTTAACCGGGTCAGAGACGACGGTACCAACATGATTTTGTATGTTAAGTCGTATTTCATTGGTTCTATCTTCCTTTTGTGGGAAGATTTGCACATAAAATAAAACACCTAATCCGATTAATAATGGAAATAGAGTATAAGTGTTAAATCCAGTAATCTCAACAGATAATAATAAGATTAAAACTCCTAAGCTTACAAGGAACATCAAAATAATTTGCCAATTCCAAAGTATATACGGTACTTCAAAATTCAATAAGGAATTGGTACGGTCAGCTCTTTTCATAACTTGTTTCACCATTGGGGCCATTTTACAATCTTGA